ATCCATCAGAAACTGCTAGATCTGTATCAGCACCGTCAGTTACTGCTTGTGTAGTATAGCCACCAGAAATCTGTTCTATAATGTCCCAGTTTGTATTTGTTAATCCTCCCCATAGACCGGCTTTTTCACCAGTCGTCATAAGCTGAATTCCAAGTACCGTATAATTTGATGCCATAATTTTCTCCTATGCTGAATGTTCTACATATGTATAGGAAGTATTTCCCGTGATGTCAACATCTTTATAACCTAGTGGTGCGACTCCCCCTGAACCGAAAGTAGCGGTGATTTCAAAGCCACTAACACCAACTTGCATATCTGTTATTGTGAGACTTCCTATAGAACCAGTTATAGAATAACCACTTACTCCTACACCCATATCTGGAATGCTTCCAATACTACCCTGACTAGCTGTTATACTATAACCAGTTACAGCAACTTTTATAAGTTCGTCTGGAGTAGGAGTCCCTAAAGCCATTGTTGCTGAGTAGCCAGTAGGTCCAAATACTATATCTGCAACTTCTGGAGTTCCCAAAGACATAGTGGCAGCTAAACCGCCCAGCCCTTGAGTATGATCCGCACCATTATTAATTGATACAGATCCTAGAGAAAGTGTACCTAAGAAAGAATCAGTGAGAATATGTTTGAAATCATAATTTATTTGTGGTGTTCCTAAAGAACCTGTCATTGAGAGTCCTGTTATTGGAACTCCAATTTCTGTATCTAGTGTATTTCCTTGTCCCCAAGCATCATTTCCCCAAGTACTTCTACCCCAGCCTTCTTCACCCAGGCCGGTAGTCATTTCGAATCCAGTTGTTATTACAACTGTGGTAGTATTTTCTCCCCAGTTACCATAACCCCATTCATCTCTACCCCAACCTTCTTCAGCAGCAGCATAAGCTAAAGTTCCTAAAGATGCTGTAATTGCGAAACCGCTAACAGCGACTACTGGACTAGAACTATCACCCCAAGGTTCATTACCCCATTCTGCTCTACCCCATCCTTGTTCAGATGAAGCAACCGGTTCACCAACGCTACCCGTCATGGATAGACCAGTTAAAGTTAAAGTGTAATTATTTTGATTGCCCCAGTCGCCTTGGCTCCACGATAAAGCTCCCCATGTATCTTGAGTCATGTCCATAATACCACCCATGCCGATACCATGAACCCAGCATGCAAAATAAAAATCTGTTTCTGACGCAGGAGCTATTTCTATGTAACGCGTTGTGGCTGCGTTAAAAGTTGTTGTGTTGGTGTAATCGGATTGATTACTAGAACCATCTAAATAATAAGTAACTCCGGAAGAAATAATTCCGGCTTTCATTGTAGCTAAAACTGAACTGTTGGAAGTAGAAAAAATTAATGGATGACCATCATTACTAGAACCTGATTGATCTAATCGTAAAGTTCCTGAAGCAACCCATGGAAAAGTAAAACTTGCTGGTTGAGAACCATTAAAGGTATAAATACTTCCAGTAGACCCAGTAACATACTGAGTTCCGGTTGTAACGGCGACTGTTATGGTAAGTTCAGCCATAAGGACTTATCTCCCTATGACGTTATTCTGATAATAGCGTCTGATGAGTCGTTAGTTGGAAATTGAATTGTGAAAGTTCCAGAAGAAACAGTTTTGTCTCCACCAAAATCAATAGAACAAACAGCTGCGTTAGCTGTCAATCCAGTAATACTAGATGAATTATAAATTAAACATCCTCTTGCTGTGAAAGAAGCTGATGTCCATGAGACGTCGGAAAAATCTGTGTAAGAAGTAACCGTGCTTTTAGCTACTCCAGTATTTGTTAAAGCTTCTCCAGCAGTAGTATAACCACCGCCCGATGCAACTTCATTAGATGCTGTATAAGCAGTTGTAGTCGTACCAAGTGTTGCTGAACTTGTGTAAAGAGCTATTTTAAAAGCGCTGCCAGCAGGAGTATCCCCTGAAGCATTGAAGCTATGATAGCCTCCCAATAATTCTTCTTTAAAGGTATCCGTTAGTACTGATGCAATGGCCATAATTTTTATCTCCTATTAAGGTGACGGTGAGTTGACTGGTATTCTAACTGTTCCATCAGTATAGTCGTCTCGTCTTCGTCTACCAATTTGGACTCCTCCAAATTTCTGTACTTCTTGTTTATATTTATTTTCGTATAATGTCAACATATCCATTGGACCTTTTAAAAATCCGTAAGCTTCTACTAACGTAGCATATAATAAGCCTTGTGGAAAGTACTGACTAAGATAAGTTCCAGATGTTTTAGTCACTAAACTTTGAGGTACCATATCGTAATAGATTCTATGCATATAATTAGCATCTGGTGTAGGAGCCAGATAGAGACCTCCTGAAGTAGTTGATGAAGTGCCAGTAGCTCCTCCAAACATCGCATAATATTTAGGAAATCCTGTTACATCTTGAGCTGTTTGGCCCCCTGATGAACCCGTGGACCTATTAACATATTCGCTTAAATAAGTTTGATCTTTTTTAATAAGCCATGTTCCAGGACCTGTAGTAACTGATGTACTATTAAAAACTTCTACCCCACGCACAAATACTGTACCTGTTAACCCTTTAGTTCCTAATCCAGGGACATTTATTGTATTATCATCAATAGCTAAATTTCCTTCACTAACAAATCGATTACTGTCGCTGGGAACATCATAAAAAATTCTAAATTCTGCATTTTCTATAAATCCAGCTAAAATAGCACCAGTGAATACATTTGAATCTACTTCAGTATAATTTCTAATGTGAGTTTCTAATTGTGAAAGTGTATATCCAGCCATTACTTAGTAACCTCCTGACAATTGGGACAACTTTTTTTAAATCTTTTGTGTGTACCACAATGTGTGGGTTTAGGTGCGGGCGCTGCTATTTTTTCTCCTACATTTTCTGGGAGTGCAGTGGAAGTTCTTCCGAAAAATTTTTTCCATAATTTTTTTAAATATTTAATCATTATCCTCTCCTTTGATTAACAGGTCCTACTACACAACTAATTCCCCCACCTATTTCTGTTGTAGATGCAGCAGAAGGCAAAGTCAATGTAAAGCTATTATATTCAGTTACTGTAGATGGTACCCCAGCTTGTTTAACTGTTGTAGAAACTCTTGAAACAATTTTATGAGATCCAAAAACCTCAACTCCGCTGCTATGAGCACTAGCTGTAGTAGAAGTAGGAGTATATCCTCTATAAGGAGCAGCTGTTCCTCTGGTACAACCAGTTAAATCGTTAGTGGATTTTCCTGTGTATTGAATAGTTTCATTACGAAATTTTCCTGCCAATAATGGATCATCATCACCTGTTAAAACTTTTCTAATAACAATGTATCCACTGCTTGGAAAACTACTTGCATCAGTTAAACTAATTGTTGTCGCTGTAGAAGTAATATCTCCGTTTAAAGTAGTGTTTAATTCTAAAGCTTGAACTGAAACTCCTCCTACAGCAGATTTCACTGCAGTAAATCTTACTTGATCATCAACTAAGAGTCCTCCATAAGGAAAGCTTAAAGTTAAAGTTGTTGTACCTGCTGTAGAAAAAGGATTATTAGGTAAAAAATCTTCTGTTGCAAATTCTGTTCTAGCAGGTCTTGCTCTTTGTAAAGCTTGTGGATCTGCACTGGTAGGTTTAGGTTGTAACTGAGGTTGTTTAGGTTCAAATTCTGAATAATGAACCCATGCACCATTCCATTCCCTTACCATTTCTAAATAAGGAAAAGCTAATCCAGATCTATCTGAAATAGCGAGTGCATGTTTACCTGAAGCAAAAGTAGTCATAATTAAGCATTAGGATAGTAAACCTTAGGAGCGATATAAGTACTTGTAATATCACCGTCCTCTTTTACGGCTCTAGCCAGTTCATCCTCATAATAAAGTTTCATTTCTTGTGATCTTTGCGGTGCATTTTTTTGTGATAAATAAAATGCTAATCCTGCTGTCATACATGGAGCAAAACGATAAGGTACATTAACTGCATTAGTATAAGCACCTCCATCCTGAATTCTTCTGTTATAATATATATTTAATTTATTTCCATCTTCTGCTGCACCAGGAGTTAGATATAAAGTTAAGGTTGTTCGATCAATAAATCTTTGAATAAAAAAAGAAGTTGGGGTTCCTTTTGCCGCTTTATTAGAATATCCTTGATATTGGGATCGACTTACTTCAGTCATAGGGGAATCAATATCACTAGAAGTAATTCTATAATTACATTCTAATATATTATCCATTCCAGTCCCATGTTGAGTGACTGCAGCTAAAATTAAATGAGAAGCGGCCGTTGTTGCGTTAGATCCACGAACAGCTCCTGTAAGATTCGCTGCTCCTGTTGTTGCAGATTTTCCTGTGTACCTAATTGTTTCAGAATTAACAGTAATTGTTCCTCCTCCTTGATCCGCGCCCGGCATATCTTTA